GTGATAATCCGGAGTTAAATAAAATAATCCCAATTGTAAAGCACTATGAAGTGTGTGAAATGATTTGGGGAGATCTAAAAGACAATATAAATAAAGATAAAAATAAATATTATGAATTCTATAACAGTAAAACCTCAGTGGTATTCAACGCTATCGAGCGAAGTGGAATACGAGTACATATTCCTACCTTCGAAGGATATTTCCATCCCATTGACAGTGAATACATACACACTCAGTACAACTTAAAAACAACAACAACTAGACCGTCAAATAAATTTAAAAATGTAAATTATGCCGCGCTTAATAAAGAAAATGGATCTAGGAAAAGTTTTATTCCTCGTAATACTAAATTTGTGGAAATTGATATTTCTGCTTACCATCCTAGTTTGGCTGCTCGCCTCGTTAATTATAATTTCCCCACTAGTGATATTCACTCTCATTTTGCTTCCTTATATAAAGTGGATTATAAAAAATCGAAGGAGCTTACTTTTAAACAGCTCTATGGAGGGGTTTTCGAAAACTACAAAGAACTTGAATTCTTTAAAAGAGTATCTGGGTTTATAAAAAACACCTGGAATGAATTTAATGATAAAGGATTTATAAAATGCCCGATTTCAAACTTTGTATATACGAAGGAAGGTTTGGGTGATATGAAGCCACAAAAATTGTTTAATTATGTACTTCAAAATTTAGAAACGTCTCAAAATATTTTGATATTGTGGGATATTTTTTGTATGTTGAGGGGATATAAAACAAAATTGGTTTTATACACATATGATTCTTTTTTATTCGATTACGATGAAAATGAATCCGAATTATTAGAAAATATTAGAAAAATTTTCAAAAAATATAAATTAAATATAAAAGAAATAGAAGGTTATGATTACAACTTTGGAAAAACCGCTTAATACGTATAACACGAATTACGATGTTATAACGGAAATAAATTTAGGCGACTTGAATAATAAACTTTTTTGCACCTTCACGGATTTAGAAGGTCTAGACTCACTGATAGAGAGTATAACAACCAAATACAATATAATTTACAATAAACTTTTCGTTTTAGAAATAGTTGGTAAAGATGAGTATGTTGTTACTTACAATGTTGAACAAGCTAATGTAGGTTCGATTCCTGAAAATACCATTTTGGTACATAGAAAAAAAGAATCGAATACTTTATACACTATTAATGCTTTAAATGAATTAATTAAAAAGCTTAATGGTGGGGTAGTAGATACTAAATTTCAAGTCGATTGGCAACATTATAGAAATTGCATTTTACTTACCCAGCATAATGAGCTAAATCAGCTTAATACAAAAATTTTTAAAATTATTGAACTATAGTTTGGCTCCCCAAATTTTGGTTCGTATATTAGAGTTACATTTAAAATTAGTTATAAATTATGGATTTATCATTACTTAAACAGAAGTTGGACGGACTCCAACAAAAACCACAGTCAAGCGGACAAAAAACAGATTATACAAAGATTTTTTGGAGGCCAACTGTAGGTAAACAACAAGTTAGAATTGTACCATCTGCGTTTGATTCTAAAAACCCATTTAAAGAATTAAAATTCTATTATGGGATCACAAACAAGGTTATGATTTCACCACTTAATTTCGGTGAAAAAGACCCTATTTATTTATTTGCTCAAAAACTTAGAGAAGAATATAATAAAGAAAATTATATTCTAGCTAAAAAGCTTGATGCTAAAACTAGAATCTTTGTACCTGTAGTTGTTAGAGGTGAAGAAGATAAAGGTGTTAGATTATGGCAATTTGGTAAACAAGTTTATGAAGAATTATTGGCACTTGCTGTAGATGAAGAAATTGGAGATTATACAGATGTAGCTGGGGGACGAGATCTAACAGTAGAAACTGTAGGACCTGAGTCAACTGGTACTCCTTATAATAAATCATCAGTACGTGTTAGATTAAAGACTTCACCACTTAGTGAAGATTCTACTACTGTAGAAACTTGGTTAAAGGAACAACCTAATCCTGAAGAATTATTTAAGCGTTACACCTTTGATGAAATGAAAGTTGCCCTAGAAAAATGGTTAGCACCTGAAGATGCTGCTGAAGAAGGAGATATTATTTCTGAACCAGCTTCTGATTTCGATTCAGATACACATCAAAATAACTCATCAAATTTTAGCTTAGATACTTCTAAAGTAAAACAAAATAAAACTGATGAGTTTGATAGTTTGTTTGATGATAAGAAGGAAAAAGTTGACGATTTACCATTTTAATTATGCCAAGAAAAAGCAAATCATTATCAGCAGCAGTGTCTGCTGAAATAAAAGCAAACTTTGATTTATCTAAATTTAAATCTAAAAAAGGTTTAGATAAAAATATTAAGTTTAAGGATCAAGAATGGATCCCCCTTTCACCGGCCTTTAGTGATGTTACTTCCGTACCTGGAATTCCTATGGGTCATATTGTTTTACTTAGAGGTCATTCTGACACTGGTAAAACAACAGCAATGATCGAAGCTGCAGTATCCGCTCAAAATAATGGGGTACTGCCAGTCTTCATCATCACTGAGATGAAATGGAATTGGGAACATGCTATTCAAATGGGATTAGATATTAATGTTGAACGAGATGAAAATGGAGAAATTACTGATTATAGTGGTAATTTTATTTATGTTGATCGTGAAACAATTAATTCAATTGAAGATGTAGCAACATTTATTTTAGATTTAATGGATGAACAGAAAAAAGGTAATTTACCTTATGATTTACTATTCTTATGGGATAGTATTGGTTCTGTGCCTTGTGAAATGTCACTTAAATCCAATAAAAATAATAATGAATGGAATGCAGGTGCTATGTCAACTCAATTTGGGAATAATGTTAATCAAAAAATTACATTATCCAGAAAAGAATCTTCACCCTTTACTAATACATTAGTATGTGTTAATAAAGTTTGGACATTAAAACCAGAATCACCTATGGGTAAACCTAAATTAATGAATAAGGGTGGTTATGCAATGTGGTTTGATTCAACATTTGTAGTTACATTTGGTAATATTATGTCTGCTGGTACATCTAAAATTAAAGCAATTAAAGATGGTAAGCAGGTTGAATTTGCTAAAAGAACTAACTTACAAATTGATAAAAACCATATTAATGGTGTTACTACAAGAGGAAGAATTGTAATGACCCCACATGGTTTTATCAATGATGATCCAAATGAATTAAAAAAATACAAAACTGATCATGGTAAAGAATGGGCAGCGGTATTAGGTGGAACTGATTTTCAAGTAGTAGAAGAAGATCAGGAAGTAAATGATATTTCTCAATTCGAGAAAGAACCAGAATAGAATCATTATGAAGCGTAAAGAATTATTTGCGTTGCTGGACGAAGTCCAGGAGCAAGGGGAAGAAACTATATTAAAAAAACACGATAAAGTATTACTAATAGATGGGTTAAATCTATTTTTTAGAAACTTTGCCATGATGAATATGGTTAATCCTGATGGAGTTCACATTGGTGGGTTAGGTGGATTCTTTCGTTCTTTAGGTGCAATGATTCGACAAACCCAACCAACCTCTGTTTATGTAGTATTCGATGGAGCAGGTTCAACTGCCAACCGCAAGAACCTGCTCTCCGAATACAAAGGAAGCAGAAATTTACAACGAGTTACTAATTGGGATGCATTTGATAGTTTAGAAGAAGAACATGATTCAAAAGTAGATCAAATAGTACGTGTAATACAATATTTAAAATTATTACCTGTTAAAACTACTATAATTGATAAAGTAGAAGCTGATGATATAATAGCGGTATTAGCAAAAAAATTAGTTAAAAAACATAATTCTACATGTTTTATTGTATCATCTGATAAGGATTTTGTTCAATTGGTTACTGATAAAATTATTTTATATAGACCAATGGAAAAAGAATATTATACACCTAAAACAGTAAAAGAAAAATTTGGTGTATCTCCTAAAAACTTTATTTTATATAAAACATTATTAGGTGATAATTCAGATAATATCCCAGGAGTAAAAGGATTAGGTGAAAAAGGAATATTTAAAAAGTTCCCTGAATTAAAAGAAAAAGATTTAATATTAGAAGACATTTTTAATATAGCTACTAGGAAGTTTAAAGATCATGTTGTATATTCAAGAATATTACAAGATGAAGATAAATTAAGGACAAGTTTTAGAGTAATGGATTTAGGAACTCCTATGATAGATGAAAGAGAAAAGGAGTATTTAGATCAATTAATTACAGATAATTTCCCTGAATTTAA